CTTGGAAAGCTTTTCTGCTTCGGAAAGCTTATCATCCATCAACGCAGACCATTTATCCTTGGCTGTTCCCAGGGCTTTCTGCACCCTGCGGTCAAACTCTGCCTGAAAACTTCCTTCTTTGAGCATTTCATCAAAGGTTTTCTTTTTTGGGGTATCCTGTTCTTTTCCTGATCCCTCTCCACCGGTACCACCTTCTCCGGCTCCTTCTTTCCCTGATTCACCTGTTCCACTGCCTTCGTCACCTGCTGCGCCGGCTCCGTCACCTTCATGACCAAAAAAATGTAAATTAATAGGGTATAATCTCTTTTTTCTCATCTTAATTTCCTTCCTGCTCCGTCCCGTTCTTCTGCCCGGATCGTTGCTTAAACATAAAAATAACACCCAGGATTACCTGCGTGCTTCTAAGCTGTGTCGTTCAGTAGGAGGCTTCACCCCGCCGCCCAGAGGGAGATTGTGGATCACCTCCTTTCTGTTGCGATATCGCAACTACTGGAAACAAAAATACCACCGGCCAATTTACTCACCGATGGTATCATTTCTGTTCCATTATTTTATTTGCTTCTTCTTCGGTCACTTCATAATATGAATCATATACTGGGCTATCAGGAAATCTAAACTGCGCCATAATGCCAGTTCTTACCCAGCCTCTTTCTTTATCATACTTAAAACTCTTCCGACCTTCGGAACGAATAAGGGTCCCTCTATGCTCATAATCATTTAAAATATAATAACTCACTTATTTTTCACCCTTTCGATATTTTTAGGAAAAGTCAATCTACTTGAAAGTTCGATCATCTTATCATCAAGCTCTAAGTATTCTTCCGATTCATCATCTAAAATCTTTCTTTGTTCCTCATATAGCTCATGTAACTCACCGTTCTTCAGCTCAAAGCTTTCCTGTGTGTGATACTGCATTTCAAAAGTCTGACCACCAGGAGATTTTATAAAAGTATTTATACCATTGTAGGAGCTATCCGGATGCCATGTATTTTTAATCCTAATTGTATTATAGCCCTCGTTTTCAAATTTTTCAATGGCAAGCAGAGTCTTTTCCGTCAAATGTTCGGGATCTGATCCCAAGGTATAACGAACAATATCTTTGATTTCATATTCGTTTCCTCCTGGATCATAATTCTTCCTGATCTTTTCAAGGTAAGACTCTTTTGTTTTGATCCGATACTTCAACCCCAGGCTATCCATTCCTGCAGCTTCCGCGATTTTCTTAACCTGATTGGTTATTTCTGGTTCGCCTTCAATCGCTTTACTGTAGTAAGACATACCTTTGTACTGGGCTTTTAATATACCGTATTCATCTGAATCAGCATATTTAACCTTTTGGAAAGAATCCAGTGTTTTTGGAGCCTCTTCCCCAAGAACTTCCTTATACTTTTCAAGCTGCCGCCTATCTGCTGACCGGTTCTGGATCATTTTTTCATTTAGCTCTGCTTCTGGCTTTCCTTTGACATTCTTTCCGTACCATTCATCATACGTCATGTTTGCAGGAACTGTGTTGGTTTTTCCAGTAACTGGATCTCTTGCTCTACGTTTCATCTGGGATAGTTCTTCATCACCAATATCACAAATCGTGGTAGATCGGCACCACGGGTGCATAGGCGGGCAGTTAAGCCCCGGCTGCTGATCTGATACCTTGAAACGCTTTCCATCTAGGCTCCTGCATATAGATGAGGTTCTTAAGTCCAGCGTGGCAACATAGATGTAATACTCAATCCCACATTCCTCATAAGAAGCCATTTCCATCTGATTTGCCAAATTGCAGCTTTCAGTCCTGACAAGTCTCCTTGCCTGACTGGCTCCGGTAGCAAACTTATTCGCTATGATATCAGCAGTTTCCCGGTCCGTACGGCCTGTGATCAGACTAAGAAGCAGCTCCTCTTTCAAGTCCTGGGATAGCGCCTGGGTGTTCTTCCATATTCTGGTGGAGTAATTTTCTCCTGACCACTTACTATTTATCACCCGATCAATAGCTGCAGGTGATATAAGATTAAATCCAAAGTTTAGACCGGAGCGCTGCTGTATATCAAAAATGGACTGGTAATAGGCATCATTGGCAAGATCAGCGTAATGGCCGGTACTCTTTACTTTCTCCTGCTGGTAGACATTTTGCATTGTCAGATCCAGCTGGTTCTGTAACTGCTGCATCCGTTCCAGTCTTGCCTGATAAGCCGGGCTTTCTAATTCCGCCAGGATCTCTGCTTTTGTTTTATCGCTACCGCCCAACTTTAAGGCTGCTTTTAATTCATCAATGGAAGTTTTATCCTTCATGGAGTTTAGCAGTCGGTAAGCTTCGTCTTCAGACAGTTTATGTTTCTTTTGGTACCGTTCAAATATCTCATCCAGTTCCAGGCTTATATACCGGGACCCTTTTAAGTATAGTTTCGATATCTCCTCAGCTGTCTTTTCCGCCTGCTCCATGTATCGAAACATTTCCCAGGCTTTTCGCTTTTCCCAGTAGGAAAGATTACTCATTTACAGCACCGGCCTTTTTCTTATCCTCTGGCGGATCCTCGTCCGGAGGAGTATTGCTGCCTATTCCGAAAATCTCTTTCTGCTGCTTTACGGATTCCTCGGTTTCTTTATCAACAGCTGCCAGTTCTTCCTCTACGTTATCAACAAATGGAACCTGTGAAAGAAGCGTTTTCTTACTGACCTTTCCCCATAGATTTGAAATGATCTGGCTGATCTCCAGGAGGTTCTTCGGCATAGCTCGAGTAAATGTTGGTGTGATTCCGGATATATCCACGTTTACTGCTTTGCTCTTCTGCAGCCAGCCAGCAAAGAGCCGGATCCTCTTGCGTAGTCCTTTTTTGTAGTACCGGGTCTTTATCTTCGTGATGTTCTCCATACCAAGGAGCTTAAACTCCATGGCTACGCCTGACACATTTCCGCCAAAGCTTTCATCTGTCATACATGGGATATGAGAAAACTTGTGGATATCCTGCTCAATCGCTTTCTTAAGGACCTCAACGCCATTCTCATCAAATGTCCTGGTGAGATATTCAGCCTTGGCATCTGCTGGAAGTTCCAGAAGCTTATCCCGTTTTACCCGGTCCTTGGCAGTCTTCCCATCCTCGTCCTTTGCATCTGGATCCCCAAGCATTGCACCGTATATGGCAAGGATCGCATCAATAAACTGTTCCTTATCGGTGATACGGTCTGACATTAAAGCGTTATAGGCATCAATCAGCGGGATCTGAAGTTCAAAGTCACCGATCGCCAGTTTATTATTCAAGTACTCTACCACTGGGATCTCTTCAAAATAGTGGGGGACTGGCTCTTCCAGTAAGCCCTGAGGTCCAGTAATATCCTCAATGTTCAGGACATATTTATAATGTTCCGTCAGTACCGTGGCAACAAATATCGTTCTCTTCTTGTCGGAATCGTCCTTCCTAGCATAATAGTAAACTGCGAAAAGCTCCTTCTGCTCTATGGTATCATCATATACCATGAAGGTATTTTCCGGAGACAGGCTCTTTATGGTGAGATCTGTTTCGCCCTCTTCCGGGTAGATATACTCATAAGTTCTGCCATACACAGAAAGATCTAGGCCATTGTCTCCATCCGCCTCATCAGCTCCCGCCTGTTCAAATGCATCTGTCAGAACTGCTATATCCTCTTTACTCTTGTAGGACACGGAATTCCCTATAAAGTAAGAGCTGGCTGTATCAGCGATATCCTTTGCATGATTACAAACCAGCTTTGTTTTACGGTCTTCTGATAATATTTTATGCTGCCCCTCATAGTACTTCATGAGCTTCCGGAGTCTGGTTGCTTCCCTACGGTGCTTTACAATCAGTGTGCGGATTGCCTCTTTATCTGGACTCAGTTCGTCCCAGGATTCCCTGGGCATTGTGTATATGTACGTGGTTATCACCTTCTTTCTGCTATTGGTTGAATTTTCCAGTTTCTGCCCTTATACTTGTACTTACAGGTTCCTGCCAGAGCTGAGTACAAAAGAAAGGAGTTATACGATGGGTTATTACACTACAATAGGCAAGATGGATTATTGTCCTTACCTCAAAATGAACGTATCTCTTACAGGAAAATACAATCTCATTGGAGACCGCTGCGAAGCTAAATTTTCATACGCCACATGCTCGGTCGTGGAAAACAGTATCAAGCCTACATATGAGCAAAACGCATCTATCAAGTATCTTAAATGCCCTCAAAGCGGGAATTGTGAAGTATTGGACAACTTTGAGAATGGTATTAATCTGAAAAAGTACGGTCTTTAATTGTGTGTTTTCCTACGCTCAAGACAAAATTCAAAGTTTATTGCTTTTTGATTCATCTCTTCAAGTTGCTCCAGCGCGCTGTTCAATTCATTGGGTGGCGCATTCTTTTTTAATTGTGCTTTTAAAACTGAAATGCAAAGCCTTTCCTTTTCTAATATCTTTTCTAAATGAGATATGTTTGTTATTCTTTCAGAAACATAATATCTCTTTTTCATTTCTCTCACCTCCCTAATTAAATCCAAACGCAGACTTGCTCCGGATCTTGATTGTTTTGTTATTAAGTATCGTATAGCAGAAGTACCTGACCGCATCCATAGCGTGATCGTGCTGCTTTATCGGCTTATCTTCTCCCCGATCAGCGGCCTTGGGATCCCAGATGTAGGAGGCAAACTCTTTGATCGTATTGATACAGGACTGACTGAATGCGATCTTTTCTGTGTTCAGGAGCGTAGACACCAACCGGATCCCGTCCTCTACATCATTGTCCGCCTTCATGGTCTTGTATCTCCGGTTATTAAGCTCTGTTATGAAAGAGGCTGCCGAAGGATCCACGATGATTGCCTTGACCGGCGTTCCCTCCAGCCATTTCTCCAGATCATCTGCATACTGGGAATCTGCTTTCTGCTTTCCTTTGTCCCGACCGGAGTAGTAATACTCCCTTGTGCAGTACCATTTCTTGTCTATCCCCTTGTTCCAGAGAAGAAATACCATTGCATTCTGGGTTCCGTAGTCAATGCTGACATAGCGACCACCATCTATCAGCAGCCGGGCAAAGTCCACTACTTTCTTAACATG